AAAAGAAATAGACGAACTAGTACCATATAAGGAACGGATGCCTTGGACTCAACTTAAGGGAGATCTACTAACGCATGGAATCCGAAATAGCACGCTTATGGCACTCATGCCCGCAGAAACGTCAGCACAAATTAGTAACAGCACTAACGGGATTGAGCCTCCTCGCGCTCTTGTATCTTACAAACAGTCTAAAGACGGTGTTATGGCTCAAGTCGTACCTGGCTACCATCATCTAAAAAATAAGTATGATTTGTTATGGGATCAAAAAAGCCCAGATGGTTACCTAAAGATTTGTGCGGTACTGCAAAAATATATTGATCAGGGTATTTCTGTAAATACTTCTTATAACCCAGATCATTTTGAAGATGGTAAGGTCCCTATGTCTACCCTTATCAAAGACATTGTTACTTTCTATAAGTACGGTGGAAAACAACTATATTATAATAACACACACGACGGCGCAGGTGAATTAGATGAATTTGTAGATCTACCATCTACAATTGAAGATGACGAAGACTGCGACAGCTGCAAAATTTAAGGATAAAATATACATGTCGATTTTTACTAAAAAGAAAAAGTCACACCTTTCGTCTATGATGTTTTTCGACGAAAGCGTTGACATTGCTCGTTATGATACTTTGAAATACCCTCAATTAGATAAATTGACTGACAAGCAACTGGGTTTCTTTTGGAGACCCGAAGAGATCGATGTATCAAAGGATAAGTCAGACTTTGCTGCATTGAGTGATTTTGAAAAACACATTTTTACTAGTAACCTAAAGCGCCAGATTCTATTAGACTCTGTTCAAGGCCGTGGTCCATCTGAGACTTTGATGCCCGTTGCATCGATTCCTGAGATTGAACCATTGGTTATGACTTGGACTTTTATGGAAACTATCCATTCTCGTTCTTATACTCATATTATTCGTAACGTCTATGCTAATCCGTCAAAGGTATTTGACGAGATGTTGAATATTAAAGAGATCGTAGATTGTGCTGAAGACATCTCAAAGTACTACGATGATTTTATTGATTCAACTAAATGGTACGATCTATTAGGTGAAGGTAAACATACCGTCAATGGTAAAGAAGTTATTATTGACAAATACGAACTAAAAAAGAAACTATGGATGGTTCTCAATTCTATTAACGTTTTAGAAGGAGTAAGATTCTATGTCAGCTTCGCCTGTTCCTGGGCATTTGCGGAACTTAAAAAGATGGAAGGTAATGCTAAGATCATTAAGTTTATTGCACGCGATGAGAATACCCATTTGGCAGCGTCCCAGAGTATTCTTAAACTGTTACCGAAAGATGATGCAGATTTCATCAAAATCAAAGAAGAATGCGAACCAGCCGTTATAGATATGTTTGTTAAAGCAGTTGATCAAGAAAAAGAGTGGGCTCACTACTTATTCAAAGATGGATCAATGCTTGGATTAAACGAAAGACTATTAAGTGAATATATTGAATGGATTGGTGCAAAGCGCATGCGTGCTTTGGGTTACACCTCACCATATCAAGTATCACAATCGAATCCTTTACCTTGGACTGAAAAATGGATTGGCGGCGGTAACGTTCAAGTTGCTCCACAAGAAACAGAAATTAGTTCATACGTAATTGGTGGTGTTAAACAAGACGTAGACAATAATGTACTAAAGGGGCTATCACTGTGATTACAATTTACACAAGAAACGAACCGCCTTGTTCCTATTGCGAACAAGCAAAAAATTTACTCCGACAAAAACAAGTAGAACATAAAATTTTAGTTGTCGGTGAAGACGTAACAAAAGAAGATATGTTTAAAGCTGTACCTAATGCTAGATCATTTCCAGTTATTTTAGACAATAGTGATTTTGTTGGTGGTCTTAAAGAACTAAAAGAATATTTGCTTTCAAAAGATATGCAGGGTATGACCATATGAATGAGTTTGAATGTATTGAATGTGGTTGTTTATTTAACGTACAGATGGTACATGAAGACTCAGAAGATGAGGTTATCTATTGCGTAAATTGTGGATCCGAACTTGGAGACAGGTTGGATGAGAATCTTTTTGAGGATGAGGATGATCTATAAATAGTACAATAAACAACAATATGGTACATATATGGATCAGTGGACTTATAAAGGTGAAACATTTGAGTCAGCCCAAATCGAAGACTGGGCTGGCTTTGTATATCTAATTACGGATTTATCGAATAATAAGAAATATATCGGAAAAAAGAATTTTTGGTCTACTCGTAGGTTACCACCACTGAAAGGTAAAACTAGGCGTAGAACTAAAAAGACTGAATCAGATTGGCAAGACTATTTTGGTTCTAACGAGGAGGTTAAGCTTCTGGTAGAGCAAAATGGTAGGTCAAACTTTAAAAGAGAGATTATTCGGTTGTGTAAGACCAAAGGTGAAATGAGTTATTTTGAGGCAAAAGAGCAGTTTGATAGGGAAGTCCTATTCAAAGATGACTATTATAATGAGTTTATTGGCTGCAAAATTCACTCAAAACACGTAAAAAACTGTTTACAAACCGGCTAGATTGTGATATAATATACCTATAAAATGAATAGAGAGATGTGAAATGATTATCATTGACTATAACGGAATTGCTATTGGTAACCTTATTACCCAACGGCTTAACGTAGATGAAGATCTTATTCGTCATATGATTCTAAATACGATTCGTATGTACAATAAAAAGTTTAGAAAAGAATACGGGCAAGTTGTAATTGCATGTGATGCTTCTTCATGGCGTCGTGACTACTTTCCAAATTATAAATTTAAGCGTCGTGAAGCACGCGAAGATGATAAGTCCACAATGGATTGGACTGAAGTCTTTCGTATTATTAACCAAGTACGTGAAGAAATCCGTGATAACTTTCCATATAAAGTTTTGCACGTAGACAAATGTGAAGCTGATGATATTATTGCAACACTAGTCTCTGAAACACAAGAGTTTGGTAAGCACGAACCAGTCATGATCGTATCTGCTGACAAAGACTTTATTCAGCTACACAAATACGATAATGTACGTCAATATAGTCCAATGACTAAAAAGTTTATCCAAGATAAAAACCCTCGTACATATATCACTGAACATATCTTTAAAGGAGATTCAAGTGACGGTGTACCTAACGTTCTTAGTCCTGATAATACTTTCGTTGATAGCATACGACAGTCTCCAGTAACTAAGAAAAAAATCGAAACATGGATGTCTGGCATTGAGAATCTTCAGTCTGTAATGGACGAAGAAACTTATAGAAACTATTGCCGCAATAAAAAACTGATTGATCTAGAAGAAATTCCAGATGATATAAAACAAAATATTATAAATACATACGAAGGAACTAAAACAGCACATAAAATGAAAGTACTAAATTTTCTTATTAAAAAGCGTTGTAAACAATTAATTGAATCAGTCGAGGAGTTTTATTAATGGCCGTGAATAAACTACAAAATCCTACCATTCACGAGATTTTGAAATTAGTGGCAGCAAAGAACGCAAAGGCAGACAAAGTGCAAATTTTAAAAGCGCACAATTGTCTTGCTTTGCGCGATGTATTGAAAGGTTCGTTTGACGATCAAATTCAATTCTTACTTCCCGAAGGTGAACCTCCTTATGAACCAGCTGATCCTAAATCAATTCCATCTTCTTTGAATAAACAATCACGTAAGTTTCGTTACTTTGCGGTTGGTGGGCCCGGTGAGCGAATGATGAAATCTAAAGTAGAAAATATGTATATTGGTTTACTTGAAGCGATTCATCCAGACGATGCTGAACTTGTTATTGCAATGGTCAACAAGCAAATGACTGGTAAGTATCGTGGTCTAACTAAAAACGTGATTAGTGAAGCTTTTCCAAATTTGCTTTCAAGTCAGTAAACTTATAAATATCTTTATGAGATTAAAGAACAAGAATAATATGTTTTCCATTCTCTGAACTACGGAGTTAGCAGTCTTTGCTAGCTCTTTTTTTTTCATTTCAACTGAGGAGGACTCTAAAATATCTAAAAAAACTCGGCCAAATCGAACTAAGGAGATATTTAAGATGTATGGTTCACAACTAGAAAGATTGAAAAGAGATTCAAGAGAACTCAAAACCTATATTAGAAAAATAGAATCAAAAGGTGATAGAACATTATTGTTTAAGCTTCAAAAGAAGCACGAATATTTAGAAAGCCGGATTGGTGATATTCAGGAGGAACTTTTAGCAAGTTAGGTAAAAATAACTGTTTACAACCTCTCACAATTGTGGTATAATATACTTATAATTGTGAGAGGATATACATTATGAATCTATTTTATTTACACCCAGATCCCGTCATAGCTGCTCAGTTACAATGCGACAAACACGTCGTCAAGATGATTGTCGAGTCAGCCCAAATGCTTAGTACTTCGCATCGTATTCTTGATGGTGCTATGGAAAAACGCTTGTCCAAATCTGGTAAGCGACTCGTAAAATATTGGAAACACGAAGATTTCGTGATGGAAGCAGTATTATATAAAGCGGTGCATATGGGTCATCCATGTACAGTATGGACTATGGAATCAGATGCAAATTACCAATGGCACTACCAGCACTTCGTTGCGCTCTGCGATGAATATAAGTATAGATATGGTAAGGTACATCATACAGATACTATACTACGTGGAATGCTAAAAACTCTACCAAAAAATATACCTACAGGTGATATGACTCCAATTAAACTTGCGATGAAATCAAATCCTGAATGTATGTTTCCCGACGATCCAGTAAAATCATATCGTCTATACTACAAAACTAAGAAAGATCGTTTTAAAATGGTATGGACTAATCGTGAAACACCCGAATGGTTTTTAGAAGAACAACCTAAACAACAGGAAAGATACTATGATTATATGCTTCGTAGATATCGTGAAGAGGAAAATAAAATAAATGCCAAACTATAATTATTGCTGTCGAGAGTGCGATCACACGTTCGATGGAATATATACTATGGACGATCGAAAGATACCATTATCTGAACCTTGTCCTAATTGTGAAAAAACTGGTAACATCTATCAAGTAATTACTGCCCCAAGAATTGTCAGAGGCGTATCTACTCAAGGTATTAAAGTCGACGATGGTTTTAGAGAAGTAATTTCTAAAGTTAAATCAGCTCATAAAGTTAATAATATTAAGGATTATTAAATGGCATTGGCCCACAAGATCCGTCTCGAAGATATGATCGAGATTGAACCATTAACAGACAATCAACAAAAGGCATTCAAAGCTTATGAGAACGAAAACTCACTCGTCTTGGCCGGGTCAGCAGGAACTGGTAAAACATTTATGGCCTTATCCTTGGCTCTTGAAGATGTACTTGACCGAGAGACAAGATACGATAAAGTGGTTATCGTCAGATCTATC